GATCGTCTTCACCGGCCTGGTCCGTGCCTTCACCCCGAACCGACCGTCATGGGCGCGCGGGTGCAGCTCGTTGAACTCCCTCAGGTCCGCACCACCCAGCATCTTGGAGAACCTCATCTCCAGCAGCCGCACCACACAGCGGCAGTTGGGGTGCAGCCCGGGCGTCCAGAAGTCTCCCTGGGGCGTCTTGAACTGCTGGTTGACCCGGACCTTCTTGCCGTGCAGCGGACCACAGACCTTGCACACCCGCTCGTCCTTGGCGGTGATCCACAGCTTCTGCGCCTTCTCACTCAGCTGCCCCTGGTCCTGTAGCCACATCCAGGCGAACTGCTGGGCCTGCTGGTCGATGTTGTGCTCCTCCTGCGCGGTCAGGTTCTGGACCCGGGAGGTGAAGGACCGGTCGATGTACTCGCGCATCTTGGCCTTCACCGGGCGCGGCAGCACATCGGAGACGGGCGTCTTGAACTGGCTGACCCGGGTGTACCCACGCATCTGTCGAGGGGTCAGTCCGTAGGCGTCCAGCACCACATCAGCAGCGGCCTTGGCCGACACCTGCCGGTTCACCATCGAGTTGAAGCCCTCGGCCAGCGCCTCCCTGGAGGTCTCGTGGAAGTACCAGCCGATCTTCTCGGTGTGCTTGTCGGCCAGGTCGTAGATCAAGCTCATCGGCACTTCGCCGGCACCGGCCCGCCGGTAGGCCCGGATGTAGGCATCCGCGATGATCGGGGCCGAGACCTTCCGGAACCGCCAGAATGCCAGCTGCCAGGCCAGGTCCGCGGTCCTCAGCAGCTGAGCGTGGGTGGGCGCAGCGATGCCCCTGATCTCGTCCCGCATCTGGTCGACCATCGCCGCCCTGGTGATCGACAGCGCCGCCTCCAGGGCATCGGCCGGCGACCCCAGGAACGCGCCGGCAGTCAGCAGATCCTGGGGCCGCAGATCGGTCGGGTTGAACGAGAGCTCAACGAACGGCGCGGTAGTCACCGGTTCATCGGCTCCCGCTCAATCCGTGCCTCGATCTCCTTCAGCAGCGCCGGGTCGTCCTTCATCAGCTCGCCGACCATCGCGTTCAGGTCCGCCACCTCGAACGCCGGCATGTGCTTGATCTCGCGGGAGTAGTACAACAGCTTGTTCCGGGTGTCGTTGTCCATGTTCCCGTTGAGGGCCTCATCCTCCAGCTTGTCCACGTAGAGCCCGCGACGCTTCGCCAGGTGGTCCTCCTTGCCCTTCTGCTGCTCGGGCGTGAGCTTCTCCGCCACCGGCTCCAGCCGGCCAGCCTGGGGAGCGACCGGGGTCGGTCGGTTAGGCGGACCGGCTGGAGTCTTCGGAGGAGGCGCAGACGGTGGTGAAGGCGCGGCACCACCGCCCGCGCTAGGAGCCGGTCCGGATCCCGGGTTCCTCTTCAGGTAACGCATCTGGTGGACAGCCCGCAGGTGCTTCTCCGGGCCGTCCTTGAAGAACCTGGTGACCAGGGCCGGTGAGGCAGCGAAGTGTCCGCTCAGCATCGCGGCGAGCTCCTCGGAGTTGCTGCCCTTCATCCCCTGCTGAACCTCCATCACCGTGCGGATGGTGTTCACCTCGGTCTTCATCTCATCGTCGGTGAGCTCGGAGAGCGGCTTGTTCTGGGTCAGGCTGAACGTCTCCCGGTCGATCTTGTGCATCTGCGCCTGCACTACACCAGCAGGTGCATTCGGCCGGAACGCCTCGCCCTCTCCCCGGAACGTGTACGGGTGTGCGGGTGGCCAGATGTGAGCGTTCTCCGGGGTGTACTTCGTGGCGCTAGTCGTCCCGATCGCGTTGTGGTACTGCTGCCAGGCGGAAGGGTTGAGCTGGCTGTAGGCAGCGGCGTTCTGCTCCATGAAGGCTTGGAACTTGCTGAGGTTGGCGGGGGCCTCGACGTACTGGCGAAACCGATCCTCATCGAACCCCCACCACTCGGGCGGGGTGGCACCCTGCGGCGGGGGAACGTTCCTGGCCGCCATGTGCAGAGCGGTGGCCGCGTCCTTGGTCTTGATCTTGGCCTCAGCCTGCTGGAAGGCCTCCTCGGCTGCATCCTTGGCTCGATCCCGATCCGAGACCGGCGAGGTCCTGGTCTTCCCCTCAGGAGTCGCCTCGACAGCCTTGAACCCGGCCCTGGGCGCACCCTTGGGCGGGGGCGCACCCGGCATCCCGCGCTGGTCGTCGGCGTAGGCGGCAGAGAACTTCCCGCTCCGCTCCTTGCCGGCGGTGCCGTGCCAGCCCGCCTTGGCCTCGGTGGGCCGGTTGCGGGCGGGCTCGACGTAGCCCAGGTCGCGCTCGAACTCCTCCAGGTGCTCCTGCTTGGGCCAAGAAGCAGCGTGGATGTAGTAGGGGAACTGCTCCTCCAGGGAGTCCAGGGCAGCCTGGTAGCCGACCCCGTTGAGACGGAACCGGATCTCCTTCATGTTCCGGAGCTCGTTCATCACCTCGGAGCGGTAGTTCTTCACGTCCTCGCTGGAGACCAGACCCATCTGGCCCTGGGCCTCGAACGCGCTGATCGCAGCCTCGGCTCGGTCCAGGTCCCGACCGTTGATGTCCGGGTTCTCCTTGAACTCCCGCTCCCGCGCGTCGATCTCCTGGCGGATCATCGCCCTGCTCGCTCCGGGCCCGTACTCCTCCCGGACCTCATCGGCGATGACCTTCTTCCAGGCCGGCGGGATGTCCTGGCGCTCCACCTGCTCGGACTGCACCGCATCCAGGATGTGCTCGTAGCGCCGGGTCATCCGACGAGCCTTGTCGTTGTGCCGGCGACCGCCCCGGAAGTCGGGCTGGAACTCCATGGTGAACGTGCCCGAGCGCGAGACCACCGTGACCCGGCGAGCTCCACTGATCAGGCCGGTGTAGATGTCCTCGCTGGTCAGCCCACCCACCGAACGGGTGCGGACGTACTCCCCGCCCTTGAGACCCTTCAGGTTCTTGAGGTTGAACGGCAGATAGTGGTCATCCCCGTAGCCCGAGGCCTGGGAGACGATCTGACCCTCAGAGTTGATGATCACGCCCTCCGAGGGCGGAGTGTTGCCGGCCTCCAGGTGCAGCTTGTAGTAGTCCTTGCGAGGCAGCCGCTCAGACAGGTAGTTCACCACCGCGCGCCGGCCCAGCTCACGCTCCTGCCACTCGGGCGCGCGACCGGCCCTGGCCTCCCGCTCGGCCACCTGCTGCTGGATGCCACGAGCCGTCGGCGGGCCCTGGCCCACCTGTCGCTGGCTGCCCTTGGCGCGCACCCCGGTCTCCGAGCCGAAGGGCTGCGGGCCAGCACCACGCGCACGACGGATCCGGTTCTCCTCGCGCTCGCCCCACACGTCTACCGGGCCGATCTGCTTGCCGCGCTCGATGGCCTGTCCGTACTCACGGACCAGGCGCTTGTCCGGGGTCCGCTCGGTACCTCGGTAGCGGTAGGCCGTCTTCCGGGCGGAGGGACCGAGCACTGCCTCGGCCTGGGGACCGTACTGGCCGACGATGCTGGCCATCTTCCCGGCCAGCTGGATCTTGCTGCCCGGAGCCCCCATCTCGTAGGCCGCGTCACCCAGGGCCTTGGTCCGCCCGTACAGGCGCGCGTTGGAGCTCTCCGGCTTGGCCTCGCCGGCCTTCAGCCAGTCATCCGACCACTTCATGCCGCCCTTCTCGGCGGCGTTGACCGCCTCGACCTGCCCCGGAGTCATCTGGCTGCCCATCGCCCCGGCCAGGCTGAAGGCGGCACCACCGGCGGTGAGCGTAGTCGGCAGCGCCTCCGCTCCGATGATCGTGGTGTTCTTGTCCAGCAGAGCCTCCACCGGAGGCTTCCCACCGGTGTGCTCGTCGGCGTAGACCTCCCCGGTGGTGTGGTCCTTGTAGTGCAGCAGCACCTTGTTGTTGCCCTTGCCATTGGTGGCCGCGTTCACCGCGTCCAGGAACCGACCGACCTGCTGGTACTGGTTCTGGTACTCAGCCTGCTGCTTGGCACTGAGCTGGCCGTACGCCTTCTTGTCGGTGCCCTTGATCCCGATCGCGGCGGCGGTCTTCTCGTTGATCGGCTTCTTGGCGGTGGTCGGGTTGATCTTGGTGCGGAACCGGCCCGAGGAGGGGTCGCGCTTGATCTTCCGCTCGAACTCCCAGTTCGGGATGTCGACGTCCTTGTGGATCAGCTCCAGGAAGCTGTCCAGCATCCCGGCGGTCATGATCGGGTCGCCGGTGCCCTTGTGCACCTGACGCAGCAGCGCCTTCTTCACCCGCTCGGTCCGGACGGCGAGCACCTCGTCCAGGTGCTGCTGCAGGGTGCCCAGGTTCTTCTCGATCTCCTGCTCCAGCAGGTCCGAGGCGACGATGTGACAGAACACCGCAGCGGTGTCGTCGTCCATCTTCATGATCAGGTCGAAGGTCTTCTGTGCGGCCTCCTGGTTGAAGTACGGGTCATCGGAGATCGGCAGCAGCATCTTCTTGAAGGTGGCCTTCTTCTTCCGCTTCCGCTCCCGAGCGATGTCCTGCACGCGCGGGAACTGGTTGGCCAGTGCGCCGGCGGCAGTGCCGGCCACCACCGCCTTGCCCCAGTCCTCCCGGGCCTTGCTGATCAGCTTCCCCTTCTTCTTCTCCGCGTCCCACCGAGCAGCGATCTCAGGGTGCTTGGCGTGCATGAACTTCCGCTGGGCGTCGCTCTTGTAGGGCATCACTTCCCCCTCTTCGGAGGTGTCTTCTTGGCGGCAGCCTTCTTGGCCGGAGGCCTGCCGAACTCCTTCTTCTTCGCCTGGTCCCGCTGCGCGTCGGCCTTCGCCTTGGCCTGGAGCAGCTCGATGTCACGCTTGTGCTGACGGTCGGCGATCTGCTCCTGCAGGGTCATCTTCTCAGTCTCGCGACCGTGTGCGGCGGCAGCGCCCTCCTCGGACATCTTGGCCTTCTCCTGCTCGCGCGCGAAGTTGGCCTGGTCGGCAGGAGCGTCCTCGGCGGGTGGCGGGCCCTGGATCTTGGCCTGCTCCAGCTCCTGCTGCTGAGCCATCATGGCCTCTTCCTTGGCAGCGTCCTCCTGGCCGATCGGGTGCTTGCGCCGCTCGTCCTCGCCCTCCATCTCCTGGAAGGCCTCGTTGCGCATCATCTCCGGGGTGGGCGACTCGGAGGCCATCTGAGCCTGCTCGGGGCTGAAGCCCTGGGCGGTCATCTCCGCCTTCTGCTTCATCCCCAGCAGCTCCATCTGTCCGCCGGCGTACTCCATGGCCTGCTGCTGCTGGTACATCTCCCGCTTGTAGTTGACGTCCTCCTCGGTCATCTCCGGCAGGCGGGCGATCTCGCGGACGTACTTCTCCAGCTCCGGGTCCGGGAACCACATCATCCCGGCCTGGGAGGTGGCCGACATGAAGGCGGCCAACTGGTCCAGGGCCGGCGGGTCCACGTTGGTGGGCTCGAACCGGGGCAGCTGGTCCAGCTTCCAGCCGTTCACCGCGAACAGCCGAGGCACCGCGTACCGGTTCAGGGTGTCCGCGATGGACTTGGCGATGGCGTTCAGACCGGCCCGGAAGATGCCGGTCTTGTCGGTGTGCAGCGAGTAGGAGCCGGTGGACTCATGGCCGACCAGGATGAAGTCGGCCAGCACGCTCATCAGGATCCGCTGCTCGTAGCGGTTGATGATGCTGTTGGTGTCGAACTGGCGGGAGCCCGAGGAGCTCATCAGCTCGAACTCGAAGAGCGGCTGCTTGGTGTCCGGGTCGTACTGGTTCGGCAGGACGAGCCCCTCGTTCTCGTCCCTGCGCACCCCGCGCACCATCTTGCGGAAGGCTTCCACGGTCTTCGCCTGTGGCGTGCCCTTGGCGGCGGTCAGGTAGTCGGCGGGCACCTTGCCCACCGGCATGCCGGCCAGGTCGCGCTCCACACCGATGGCCTCGAACTCCTCCAGGCGCTTCTTGAAGTACCAAGCCCGGTAGGAGGTGCGCAGCAGCGAGACGCCCTCGGGGTTGCCCTTGGCGATCGAGGTGCGGAACAGGATGCTCTTCTCGATCGGGATCACCGTGGTCTGGTACCGGGGCGGGGCCATCTGCACCATCGCCCGGACCCCGCCGGACTCGTCGAAGGACCAGCGCATCAGCGTCTCCTGCGCGCGGATCGGCATCTTGCGCCAGCCGATCAGTCCGTCCTCGTGCTTGCTGCGCTTCTTGGGGTCCTTCTCCCAGGGCCCGAGCCGGCGCTTGTAGACGATCTCGTGCCAGCTCCAGCCGTAGATGATCATCGAGAGCACCTCGCCGATGAAGTCGTCCCAGCTGTGGGACATGTCCTCCATGCAGCTCTCCAGGAACTCCTGGGCCATCACTCCTTCTTCGGTCTGCTCGGCCGGCAGGACCTTCCACTCCACCTCACGGATCAGCTTGTCGATGCTGTACAGCAGCGAGCCGACCATCGAGTCGTTACACGACATCTCCCGGTAGACCTTGACTGCCTTGCGCCCACGCAGCGCCGGCAGGAACTCCTCGTCGATGTAGCCCGAGACGCGCTTGACCCCGGTGACACCGAGCTCATCCATCGGTCCTACGCGCTGCGGGATCTCATCCCCGGCGTTGTCCTCGTCCCAGGTCGAGATGTCACCCTGTGGGAGTCGCACATCAGCCATGTCTCCAGTCTCCCTTCACCGGCTACTCACACCGTGAGATCAAGCTCCGCCAACGTCTCCTGGCTCTTGTTGTGCACGCCACCCACCACCCAGGCTCCAGCATCGCGCTTGGCGTCCCGGTTCTCCGCCATCTCCGCCTCGATCCAGGTCGGGCCGTGATCGCCGGTGACGATGATCGGGATGGCCGGGATGGCCCGCTTGGAGACCAGCCGGTAGCACAGCGCCATCGAGCAGATCTCGTCCGGCAGGTGGAACTCCTTCCCGCGCGCGTAGATCATCTCCACCGAGGCGTACAGGTGGGCCTTGTAGAAGGTGTTGATCCGAGG